GGTATGTTTTTTAAAAATATACACTTTTTGAACAAAAATACAAATTTTACCTTTTTAGATTAATTTATTTTAACTTTTATGTTCATCATATTATAGTCTATTTTCTTAATTCTTTTGGTTATTTAATGTAATTAAATTTTAACATTGATATAAGAATTTTTTAATAGAATTATTGATTTATACTTATTGGAATCTTTTATTTAGTTCAATATATAAATATTTATAAAAATCATAATCATTACCATATATTATATAACCTAAATCAAACATAGATGAATGCATATTATTATTACTATTATTACTATTATTAATATTATTTTCATTAAATAGCAATTTAATTAAACAAAATAATATGCCATTATTTAACTCATAATTTAGATCATTTGATCTAAAAGCCAATTTGTCATTACCTGTTTTAATTACATTACATAAAAATAAAAATCCATCTATTGGATTTGAAATATTATTTGATTTAAAAAGGTTATAATAATATTGTTTACAATCATTTAAATATTGACAGTAATCTATTTGTATTATATCTGGATTATAAACTTTTAATTTGATATCTTTTACGTTTTCAATATAAACAATATCATTATAATTTGTAAATACAAATATTTGATCTAAATAGTCATTTGGATTTTCTGAATAAAATTCTGGAATTATAGTGTGAATATTTGATGTTTTTGATTTTATATCATTTAGTTCAAATATAATAAATCCATACAAATATTTATGATCATAAATATTTACCAAACACAATTTTCCAATATTGTTATTATTTTTTTGTATATAATAATATTTTTTTATAACTGAGTATGTTTTAACATTGTCATAATGTAAAAATAATTGTACACATAAATTATCAAATATATTAGAATGACCATAATATTGTAATAATTTATAATATTTTAAAATCATTAATAAATTACATTTGTTATCATTTATAATAGTGAATCCTGGTTTTTGTAAATTAATTATATTTCCCATGAAAATTTGATTTAATATATAACTGTTATTAATAAAATGCATATTATTTTGTGATGTATATTTAAATGAATGTTCTCCTCCTAACATTTCATTTTTTTGTAATAAAAATTTTATTTTAATGATATATTTATTAACACCATATATTGAATCAAAATAATTACAAAATTTTGTTTGAATTTTTTTATTATTTTTAAAATATTTGTATTCATCATAAAAAAATATATAATTATCATTATTATTGGTATTATTATCTACAAAAATTTTTTTATCAATTGAGTTGATATATATATTAAAAAAATTTTCAACAATTTTTTCATGATTTTTATTTTCTAAAATTTTACAATATCCAGAAGATATTATAAACTCATATGATTTTTTTTGAATGATTTTTATTTTGTTAAATTTAGTTAAATTTAACATTTGTTCAATCATATTTTCACCTGTACGATATATTAATTGATTTATTAAACTGAAATTATTTATTTTTAATATATTGTCACCATTATTATTTAATTTAAATATAAAATATGTTTGAATAAACTTCATAAATCTTTCATTTTGTTTACTTCTATTTAATTTATATGTATCTACTATAAAAAATAAATGTAAACAGTCAAAAAAATAATCTATACTATCTATTTTTATAATAACACCTGAATATAATAACATCCAAGAACTTATATAATACCATTTATTCTCTATTTTAATTAAATTAAACACATGATCCGGTCTAATTGTAATTCCAATAAAATTTAATTTATTTTTTTTATTAATATCTAATCTAATATTTTCCATAGTTGTTAATGTTAAATCAGCATCAAATAAACGACGTGTTATTGTTGAAAATGTATAACATCTCGAAATAGCCCATAAACACGACGATTTATCGTTAATTGTATCACATGTACCATTAATTTGTTTCATAAACATTTCTAATTGATCATCATCTTTATCATAATGTTTTAATTCAACGTATATCATATACTCTAAAAAATATGAATATAATATACATAATTTGCGAATAAATCCATTCATTAACTATTATAATATTATATATTTATTATAAATGAAAAATTGAAGTTAGTTTTTATATTATTTATTAATATGTAAATATTAATATTTACATATTAATAAGATGACATCTATTGGGGGTATTATTATAATTAATACAAATATTTCTATTTGTATCCCAGGGAAAAAACCAGGTTATACATTTGTTCCAATCAACGATCTTAATAGTCAATATATATTATGCACTGGAAAAATTAATGATTTAATTAAAAATAATAAGATATATAATAAAACTAATTTACTTGCGATTGTTAAAATAACTGATAAAATATATAATAAATTAACTGAAGTTGTTTTGGAATGTATAATTGGACCAATTTATAATCCTGAAAACTACTATAAAACGATATTATATTATAATCCATTATATCCAATTAATATAAAAAAATATAATAATGTTTTGTCATTAGATGATAATAATAAAGTAAATACATTTATTGAATCATTAAATATTAATTGTAGTGAACAATTATATACAATTACAATTGATCCAAATGGCTGTAAAGATATAGATGATGCAATAAGTTATATTGATGATAATAATTTTGTTATTCATATAGCTGATCCAAATAAATTTAATGATTGTATTGATTTAAAAAAATATTATAATAATTATACATCATTATATTTTGGTTATGAAACTTATCATTTATTGCCTCTGGAATTATCAACAAATTATATTTCATTATTAGAAAATAAAATTCGTCCAGTTATAAGTGTATATTTTGTGTTAATTGATAACAAACCATTTATTAATAAAATAATAAGACAAAATATCATGATAAATGAAAATTTATCATACGATGAAGCTAATACAATTTTAAAAAATGAATCAAATAATAATATTAATAAATTATTTGAAATATCAAAAAAACTTGAATCTATTTATTATCAAAATGATAAAATATCTACAGATACTCATGATATGATTGAATTATTTATGTTACTTACAAATAATAAAATTGCAGAATATCTATCTGAACATAATGTCACTAATGTCTTATATAAAAATTGTAATGATCAGTTAAGTTACTATACCTATCATAATATTGGTCATAATAAATTAAATTTGCAATATTATGTTCATTTTACATCACCAATTAGACGAACTGCAGATTATATAATTCATCAACAAGTTATTAATTGTATTGAATCAATAAATCAGACATTTGAAATAGCTGAATTATCAAAGTACAATGATATATTACACAATATAAAAATTGTAAGTAATAATGCAAAATATGTGTATATAGCAAATATGATAAATAATGGTGATATATATAAATGTAAATTAATTGAGTTTAATAAAACAACTGGATTATTTAAATGGTATATTCTAAATCATGATTTAAAATTCTCATGTAAATTATGTCATGATGATTTTTTAGAAAATCATCATAATTTAATTAATAATTTAAAAATAAATGAAATTTATGAAATAAGATTGTACAAATTTAATATGGGAAAATTACAATTGACAAAAATAACTTTCGAATTTCTAAAGATTGATATAATTATTTTATAACAACTTTAAAAAATAACTAATATTCAATAAAATTGTTCTTCTTGTTTCTTGCAAATGCACGTGCAATTTTCAAATTTTTCTTGTTTTTACGGATTCTGTTGACATTGCTAGTTGTTTCTTCCCCGTTTTCTTCCCCGTTTTCTTCCTCGTTCTCTATATTGTTAACATCTTCTGTTTGATCATAATCTTTGGAGATTACGTTGATTGTGTCACAACTGTTTTCTTGGACAAAATCTGATACTACTTCAATCGGTTTATCTTCAATTGTATTGCCAAAACGATCATATTTAATTTCTTTTTCTTCATAGTCTGCGAACTCTTCCGAAATTTCTAAGTCGTTTTCAGATATCAAATCCATACTATGTAATGACTTATTAGATATTTTATCATTTGATAAAATAGGTGATGTTTTTGCAATAGGAATATATTCATCTTGCTCAAATTCACCATTTCCGAATCCAACACCTATTCCAATCGCTTTTAAAGCTTTTTCTTGTCCAACTCCAAAATGTTCACATAATTCAACTAAATCATCTGTATTGAACATATTTATCATTTCTCCCGTATTATTCCCATAAATGTATGAAAATACAATTAATGAACCACGAGGACATCTTCTTGTATTTACACGATGTGTTGTACAATGAACCATCTTATTGGTTTTAAGATCTTTAACGTTAATACTATTTCCGTTAACGATACCCTCAACAACCCCGACGTTACAGCTTTCTGTATCGAATTCGTGAATATTGACGGATTTATTACCACCCCGGTATTTACCACCTTTTCTCTTTTTTTGAGAGCTTGTAGGGCCTTTGTAATTCGTATTTGACGACATTTTTATAATATAAGATATAATATATTATATATGTTTCCGTTAAATTATATTTTTCAATTTTTTTATAAAAAAAATTGAAAAACTTATATAATAAATATAGTTACTTTATATTCTATAATTATTAATATATGGACCATGATAAATTTACATATGATAAACCACATGTTATTAAAACTATAAAAAATTATTTAGAACAATATAATAAAATCCAACAGAAAAATAATAAAATATTATTAACAAAATATTTTATTTGCTATTTAATAAGTGTTAATCAATTTATAATTAACCGTCTTAATTTCGCACTATGTGTCATAAATAAAATAAAAGAAATACGTAATGAAATAAATAAATTAATTACTTTTTCCAATAATAATATATTGTATCTTGAAACCATCCAAAATATGAATTATTTGTTACAAATAATTGATCTTCATTAATTGTTTGATTATCAATATTCATTTTATTAACAAATACATATTGATTTACATCTATTTCTTTATTTATGTTTTGTGATTTAGGTGTATCTGGTAAATAAATACTTTCACATGTACTTATAGTTTTATTTGATATGTTATCATCTATTTGTTCATCTAATGAGTTATTAGATGAAGAATTATTATTTTTATATAATGGGTTATTAGATGGATTATCATTATTTTTATCTAATGAGTTATTAGATGAACAATTATTATTTTTATATAATGGGTTATTAGATGGATTATCATTATTTTTATCTAATGGGTTATTAGATGAACAATTATTATTTTTATCTAATGGGTTATTAGATGGATTATCATTATTTTTATCTAATGGGTTATTAGATGAACAATTATTATTTTTATCTAATGGGTTATTAGATGAACAATTATTATTTTTATCTAATGGGTTATTAGATGGATTATCATTATTTTTATCTAATGGGTTATTAGATGAACAATCA